GCATAGATGGACTGGAGCGAGCTTCGGGCATTGATCGCCACAGACTGGCGCCGCCGCTCTTCGAACTCGGCGCGCGATTCCACATTGCTGCCCACGGTGCCCGCGTCCGCATTCAAGACCGAGTCCCACCCAGGGATGGCCTGGTAGATCTGGTTCAGCGTGCCGGCCGCGCAGCTGATCGGGCCGTTGACCGAGCAGGAAAACGGCAGGTCAATGCTGCCCGAGGCTGGGATGGTGCCGGCCTGCGTGCACAGGTAGATATTGCCGTCGACCGCCTGAGCGCGCGCGCCCACCGGGATCGTGACGCCCGTCAATCCCATGCAGGTTGCGACCACGGTGGTCGCCGTGCCGGGCTTGCGGTCAAGGAAGTAGATGCGGCCAATGGCGTCCTGCATCCGGCCGGCAGCGAAGGCCGGGTCCACCTGGTTCACATACGAGGCGAATTCGCTGTTCTTGTCGCCGATGATCGCCGTGGTGGTGCTGGCTAGCTGGCCCTGGGGCGTCTCCAGGTTCTTGTTCAAGCCGCCACCGAAGGCGCTATCCATGTCCGCCAGCACGCCATCCAGGATCTCGGATTCTTGAGGCAATACGAGGCCTTCCGGCGTGAACTGCACGCGCGGTACTTGGGAGGTAGCCATGGGGTCCCTAGAAAGTGATGGTCGACGTCATGCCGTTGGTCAGCGTGACTTCGACATAGCCGCTCAGGCGGCGATTCTCGAATGCGGTGATGGTTGGTACGGCATCGGCCACGTCCGGAACGGTCAAGGCCGCGGCGCGCAGCCGTTCGCGCACCAGCGCCAGGGGCGGCAACTGGCCCAGCACCTCGGTCCAATACGGTATGCCCTTGGCCGTGTCATAGAACAGTTCACCGCGGAACAGCTTGATGGCGCTGGCCACGTCCTGCGCCACCGCATAGGGGTTCGACGCCCTCGCGATGTTGCCGCCCGCGTCCAGGACCAGATCCCAGACCGTCCGGTCGAGTAAGAGAGTGTTCATATCGGCACTCCCCCAGTCCCAGTTCCGCCAGAGTTTTCGTGGCGGTGCGAGCTGCCGACATCCTTGCCGTTGTTGCGCAACGTGCCGAGCGTGTTCATGTTGCCCTGCCAGGTCGAGGTGCCGCCGTAAGAACCGGCACCCTGTTGCACCGTGCCATTCAGCACAATCTGCGGCGAATTCAGGGCGCACTGCTCGCTGGCGTTCACCTCGACATTGGGCGCCACCACTGTCACCTTGGAAGGCGACACCACGTTGATACCACCCGCGGTGAACTGGACATACTGCACCGGCGCGCCGTTGAGCATGCCTCCAAAGTAGAGGCCGTCGGCCATGTCGTGGGTGCGCCAGGACCCGGGGTTCGCTTGCTGCTTGCTGGCCTTGACCGCCGACAGGTCCCGGTTGGCGAATGCCGCCATGCCGATGTCCCCGACCTTGGGGTCGAGAATCACGGCGTCGGTGCCCCCCTGCAGCCGGAAATACGGCAGCTGGAACAGCTGGCCATGCGGCAGCGCATTCCCGTTTCCGTCCAACTGGTTCACCAGCGGCTGCACGTCGACAAAGCCGACCGGCGACACCCCGCCGTTGTTCGTCACCGCGGTCACGCGCACTAGCGTGCAGGTGTTCAGTCGGTTCAGCATCTGCGTCACCAGGAAGGTTAGCGCCCCATAGTTCTGCTGGCCGTCGGCCGCAGCAGCTTGGCCGGCGTGCCCAAATTGAGAATCAGCCATTGATCGGTCTCTGGCAAAGGATTTTTGACACCCAAGCCCCCCCAGGGACTTCCGCTTCTAGCTGGTGAACAATGCTCACAACGATCCACTCGCCGTGGGCAGCTTCAACCACAGAAATCACCTGCACCAGGTTTCCTAAGCCGAGCTGCGGCGTGTACAAAACGGAAAATTCCACCCCACCGCCTGTGAAGGTCGGATAGCCCAACAGGTTCCTGCCAGCCTCAATCAAAATCGGCTCTGCGGCCCGGGTGCCGGAAAGCGGCCAAATTGCCAGAATTCCACGATCGATCGCATAGTTGAACCGGGCGGAACGGGCGCACGCCTTCAATTGCTCCAATGCGGTACCAGGGAAGTACGGATTCGATAGGGCAACATCGACCCCATTGTTTTGAAACGCCAGATTCATGGCTTTGGCCAGGTCTTGCGCTACGGCAGAGGCTTGAACCGCGCCGCGGTAGCTGCGCGCGTTGGTCGGACGCACCGCTTCAAACGCAGCGGCCAACGCCACCACGTTAAAAACCACTTCCGGCGCTTGGTTGTAGTCGGCCCACGCCTGGGCAATCGTGCCCTCATAAACCACCGTCAGCGCGCCTGCACCCGCATCACCAGCGGCCACCAGAATTCGGTTGTTACGCCTTTCGGTCAGGATGGGGCCAATCACCGTCAGCTTGTTGATCATGTCCTGCGGCAGGCCGAAGATGCGAAGCTGCAGCTGCGCCTGGGCATCGCCGTTGTATGCGACCACAGCGACTTGTACGCGGTAGCCGGATAGCGTCTCGCTCGGCCCCGCGGTGCTGCCAAACTCACCTTCGGCCAGGCTGATCGTTACGTCGATGCGTCGTTTGACAAAGCTCATAGATCAGCCTCTTCCCGGTACATAAGCTGAAACCGGCCGCCGAAGCCTGTATAGTCCGGGTCGTCCCTCCCTTGAGTGTCAATGAAGGCCAAGTCCCCAATGAACCCGCTGTAGCTCTCACGAATCAGCCAAACTCGGTCGTGGCAGAGCACCGCCATCGCGACAGGCGCGTGGTTCACCAGCAGGTCGAGGAAAACCCCCGTGGACTTCTGGTAAACGCTGACCTGGCAATTCTGCCCACCCAGCACAACGCTACAGGCCTGAGATGGAACCGCGCGCAATGGGATCTGCCTCATTGAATATCTCCATCAAGCGGCACAGCATCGATGGCGGTCGGCTCTGGTACTGGAATCGCTTGTACTTGGCCGTTGCTGCGTTCTGGGGCGCCATCCGGCTCAGCAGTCTGGGCGACCGCTGCCCTGGGGATCTCCCGAACTTGCTCTACGTAGAGGCTCACGAGCAACTGGCTTGGCCCCGTCCGTGAGCTACGTTCATAGGAATACCCCACGACGTTCGCCGTCTGATACACGATCTCAGGCGTCACGACAGAAAAGAGGCTCAGGCTGCTTTTGAGCGCTGCGAGTTGGGCGAGAAACGCTCCACGGGAATTCATATCCCCACTGTGTGCAAATCTCAGCTCTGCGTCATACGGCGTGTCGACCTTGTTGAACGACGAAAAGGTGCCTTGTTCCACCGGGAAACTGGAAATTCGCGAGCCATCTCGAAATCGAATGCCAAGGAAGGTATCGAACTCGATCACGCGCTGGCCATCCTGGTTGTACAGCCCCCACCGTGGAATTCCAAATAAGAACGCAGCAAGGGCCCCCAACCCCAGATTGGCCAGTTCGGATAGAGATGGGAGAGTCAACCCGCGCAGCACGGCAGGCACGCCCGGAACCTGCGGCACATTCGGAAATTCAATCAGCGGCATCAGAACATCCCTGTGTTCGACTGGTTTACCAAGCTCTGGCTACTCCCCAGATCGCCCAAGTCCCTGGCGATACCCTTACCGTCGGTCGCCTGCGTGTTGATGGTCACTGGCCCGTGGATGTTGACCTCGTGGTTGTTCTCGGTGTTAAGCGGCATAGGCTTCGCCCCGGACTGCGCTGCCAGCGGCGATGCCTGGGCTGACGCGGCCGTGGCAGAACCCGCGGAAGCCTCGATGCTCGCGATGTGCGCCGCACCATACAACGCGGCTGCTGCAGCGCCGCGCTTCTCCGCTTCGCCGTCGCGGTCCTTGGGCCGCTCGTAGTACCGCGAAACCGCATCGCCAGCCTGCTGGGGAGTTTTGGCCGCTTGCAGCTTCTCCATGGCCGTGCGCTCCGTGTTGCGCAGCTCCCAGTCCACGAACGCCAACTGCTGGGCCAGCGTCGCGTCCTTCAGGTCAATGCCGAAGGCTTTCTTGAAGTCAGCCTGACGCACCGGGTGCCATTGACCAACCCCTACGGCCTGCCCGTTATCACCCACCGCCTTCGGGTTCAGGTTGCTTTCCGCCATCAGGTTCGCCACGATTCCGGACGCCTGCTCGCGCGAGTAACCCTTTCCTTCGAAGAACTTGATTGCGTCCATAGCGCCCTTGTTGCCGCTCTGGTAGGCCGGATTGTTCAAGGCGTTCACCTGCACGTTCTCGCCCTGGTTCAGCGACTTGCTGTAGGTGGCAAGCGCCACGCCGCCGGCCACGGTGGCGATTGTGCCCAGGGCGGCGACGCCAGCAGCACCAGACGCCCCACCGATAAGCCCAAGCGAGGCGCCAATGGACGCCAATGCAGTCGCCAATGACGCCATAGGCGCCACGATAGACAGGATTTTCAGTGCCGCCAGGCCGATCAGGACATTCTTCCAGCCGCCCACAGCCTGGGCCCCTTGGTCTGCCTTCTCGACTAGCTTGCCCACGCCGTCAATCATGCGGTCGATCCACTGCACGATTTGCTGGCGGTTCTGCAGGAAGTAGTCCCCCACTTTCTGGGCCGCCTTCAGCAACTTTTCGAAGGTTGGGATCAACGCGATCAACACCTTCGTGCCGACCGATTCGAAGGTATCGCGCAAGTCCAGGTAGATGTTGCGCAGCCGCTGGGCGTCCTGTGCATCCTTCGCCGTGATCGAGGATCGCTTTTCCTGCGCCACCACCAACTGCTGAATGGCAGCAGGCCCCTGCTTGATCAGATCGAACTGATCGTCCGAGATTCCCATCATCTGGGCCGCCAGCGCAGCGCGGGCCCGGTCGGTCTTGTAGATCTCCGAAACAATGCGCGAGCGCGCCAACAGGTAGCTATTGCCGTCCTTCAGGTCCTCGACCTTGCCGCCGAACTGGAAGAACGCCGGCAACGTCTCGGCCGACATACCGCGGCGGAACTTCGCCACCTCGCTGGCCGACTGGCGCAACTGGGCGGTGATGCCTTCCGCCGACCCGCCCGCGCGCTCGGCGGCCCGCTGCCAGGCCTGAAGGCGCTCGGTGCTCATGTCCAGGTTCTTGGACATCTGCCCCAGGCCAGCCGCGCCGCTGATGGTGTTCGCGGTGAAGTTTTTCAGGCCCACGCCGGCAGTGAACACCGCCAGCAGCGCCAGGGCCTCGTTGCGCATGCGGCTGAAGAACATGGCGGCCTGTTTGCCATTGGCCTCCATCGTCCGCGCAGCCCGGCCAGACTCATCCGTCGTATGTTTC